ACCTTGAATTGAATCTGAATCAACATCTAATAAGAAACAAGATGATAACTGTGGTTTTCTAGTTCCAGCATTAAATAATGTTGGTGTTGCATGTGTAAAATACCCAGTTGATAACATCTCATAAGTTTTTTGAACTTCTTTAAGGTTATCACCCCAGATACCTATAGAAACTCTCATATATAGTTGCTGTGGTGTTTCTGCAATTTGACCATCTATTTTTAATAGATAAGCTTTTTCTAATGTTTTAAATCCAAAATAATCAAAATCAAAATCTCTATCATGAATAATCATCGATTCAATTTTATCAGTATTTTCTAATACAACATTATATACTTCATCTGAAATTAACCCAGCATTTTCACCAGTTTTTTTATTAACATAATGATATAATTTATCAATTGTATCTTTAAACCTTTTATTAGTTTCTTTCTTTAAAGATGTTATAGCAATCCTTGCTGCTAAAACTGAATAATCAGGATGTATTCTAGTCAAAGAAGCCGCTGTTTCTGCGGCTAATTTGTCTAATTCTTTTGATGTAACACCATCATACAATCCTGAGATAACTTTTTTTGAAACTTCCATCGCATCAACATAATCTCTATCTAAATCGTATGTTTGTTTTTTTACTCTTGATGAAATTTTGTCAAATTTAACTGGTTCGTAAGTACCATTTCTTTTAATTACTCTCATTTTTTTTTATTTCTTTTTAATTAAAAATCACTATCTTCACCTTCAAAGGATAGTTTATTATCAGAACTTGAATTCCCAACACCAGATTTTGAATAATCACCAACTCTTTTTTCAAAGAAATTAGTTTTATTTTCTAATGCAATATTTACCATGAAATCAAATGGGTTCTTACTATTAAATATTGGGTCACATTTCAAATCTATTAATAATCTATCAGCAACGTATTCTAAATATTGACTCATCAAGTTAGAATTCATACCAATTAGGTCTACTGGTAAGGATTCTAATATGAATTCTTTTTCAATAGTTAATGCAGATTTAATAATTTCTTTAATTCTTTCTTTTGGAACTTGGTTGATTAAATGTTCATTATGTAAATGAACAGCAAAATCACAATGTAATCCTTCATCTCTTGATATCAATTCATTTGAGAATGAAAGACCTGGCATTAATCCTCTATTCTTTAACCAAAATATTGAACAAAAAGAACCTGAGAAGAAAATACCTTCTACTGCTGCAAATGCAATTAGTCTTTCCGCAAAGCTATCTGATTCAATCCATTTTAAAGCCCACTCAGCCTTTTTCTGCACCGCTGGTATAGTATCTATAGCATTAAACAGTTTAAGCTGCTCTTCCTTATCTTTAACGTATGTATCGATGAGTAAGGAATAAGTTTCCGAATGTATGTTTTCCATCATTATTTGAAACCCATAAAAGAACTTAGCTTCTGGGTACTGAACTTCACTAACGAAGTTTTCAGCTAGGTTCTCGTTAACGATACCATCTGATGCTGCAAAGAATGCTAATACGTTTTTAATAAAGTATTGCTCATTTTCATTTAATTTAGCCCAGTCTGATTTATCAGCTTCTAAATCGATTTCTTCCGCTGTCCAAAAATTAGATTCAGCTTTCTTGTAATAGTCCCAAATATCATGATATTTAATCGGGAATACTACAAACCTTCCAGGATTTTCTTTTAAAATTGCTTCCATGTTAATTTGTTAATTGGTTGTTTCTTTCTTGATTTCTTTGTTCTATTATTTCTAATAGATTATTAACTCGGTCTTGACCCCTACCTTCTTTTACTTCACCATGGTCATAAAATGATTTACCACTTGAGTTTTGGCTCATGTCAATCTGTATTGTTGAATTATCAAATATGATATCTTCAAACAATACACCAGATTTACCAAATCTAGATTTAAGTATAGCCATATTAGCTTTACTATTTTCTTTTTGTTCAAGCGTTTTAGCAATTGACACCATAAAGTGAACAATCTGCGCTTTCTTAATTGAACCAGCTATTTGGTCACCTTCAACCACATCAGCTTTGATTGATGAACGATTACCTTGTGTTGCGGTCCAACCAGCAATATCCAATTCAGATAACATTGATTCAAATTCTCTCATTACTGAACCTTGAGCCTCGTTTATATCTGAAAAATTTTTAGATGGTGAAATACAATCAATGTAGTCAACTAATATCAAATCTGGTCTGAAACCTTGAGCTATATTCTTTCTAACGATTTGCTTAATCTTTGGTATAGTCGTACTATCACTTCTCATTCTAACCAATTTTAATTTACCTGGGCTAGATTTAAACCTATCAAACATTTGTATTGCTTCAGTTCTTCTAGATTGTAAATCATTTAATGGTATCTTAGTGTAACAAGATATGTGTTTTCTTTGTATGATTTTAGTTGTATCTTCAAAGAATATTTGCATAACGTTGTACCCCATCGATTTGGCATGGTTAGCTAATTTAGTTATCATAGTTGTCTTACCAACACCTAACGCTGCTAATATTATCGCTAATTCACCCTTAGCTAACCCACCATCCATTATCTCATCTAAACCATCTATACCAGTTGGTATTGGGTTTCTGTAGTCGTCTGATAACACATCTTCAATATTATCACCAACATCAATGACACCATCAGTATTTTCACCGTATTCAAGTGCTTTCCTAATTATATCTTCACATTTATCATAATCATCAATAGTCCCTTTATTGATGATTTCATCCATTTGTTTTAAGGCTTTTTTTAATTCTTGCCTTTTACAAAATTTAAGTGATGTTTCTTGTATGTAGAATGTATCATTTAAGTCAGATTCTTCAATTCTTCGTAAATGACTGAATACTTGATTTCTTTCAATTTCATCATTTAGGTTTTCTAATAATCTACTTTTTAAACTTCCTACATCTGGTATTGATTCATGCTTTTCATAAGCATCTTTTATCACACCAACAATAATTCTAACATACGAATCTTCAAAATAATTAGGGCTAACCATATCTAAGATTGATTGTCCGAATTTTCTATCGGTTAGTATTTGAAGTACTAGACGGTATTGAAAATCAATACCCAAATATCCTAGATTATCTTTATTAATTTTAGCCATATAAAACTTTGTATATATAAATATTATTGTGTTATCATTTCGTAATCTTTTCTTGAAAAAGATTCTGAAATTTCTTCTATAATTTCAGAAATTATAGGTTTAATGTTAACTTGGTATCTAACCATAGTTGGGAAATAGTTTCCAGAAAATATTGATTTACCTACAATATTTTTATCAACTTTAATTTCAAATGTAAAGATATCTTCATTTTTAAAAATATTCTTCTCAATTGATTCATCTTCTTTTCTAATCTCACTATATGGGTCATATCTATCCCATAAATAATCCACAGATTTATCTTTAAGATAATTAGGTATGATTCCGCAGCTTCCAAAGCTACCGTTGTTCATACCACATAGTCTATCCATCAAATCTTTAAGTTCATTAGATTTTAAGACTTTGTAATTGTAATTATCAATACTGAAATATCTTTGACAGATAATGTTGTTATTGATTTTTAACAAGAATTCAAATTTTTGGTTTGCAAAAGTTGTGTTCTTTTTCATAATTTATTGATTTATTAATTGATTATTTTTTTCTCTTTGTATTAGTCTTTTGAACGGCATGAAGTATTCAATACTATAGTTTTTTATCTCCACATCCATACCATCCTCTTTCATCATCTTATAAACGTTCTTAACATCTCTACCATCTGGGTCAATCGGTAAGTTAATTACCTCATTTAATTCAGTGATTACATCATCAGTAATCATTGGGTTTTTCAAATTTACTAATTTTTCATTGATTTCGTACACTTTTTCACCCTGAATTCCATCAGTAATTTTCATTATTATATTTTCAAATACCTGTAACGGCTTTAATTTGTCGTTAACTCTTTGGATTTGAAGCTTTTTAGTTTTTTCAACTATTTCATCAACTGTTACTGATTTATCTGCAATTTCTGGAAAATGTTTTAATAACGTATCTTCACCTAGTCTTTTAATACCTTTAATACAATCACTATTGTCTCCACAAAATATTTTAATTAGAGCAGCGTTGCTAGGGTGATGTTTAAAATAGTTATTATAATTATTCAATGTAATGTATTGTTTTAAATCAAACATATAAATTCTAACGTTCTCATCGATTAGTTGACATAAGTCTCTATCGCTTGTACATATAGTAATTGTTTCATTTAATTTTTTGTTATTGCAAATATACGCAATTAAATCGTCACCTTCAACTATTTTATCTTCATATTGTCTAATAAATAATTCTTCTAAGTAACGTTTAATTTGTGTTTTCTGAGATAACTCAGACTCATCAACTGGGTGTGTACCATTTATATAATCTTTATTTCTATTGGATTTATAATCACTATAAATATTATATCTTAATTGACCACTCAATTCTCCGTCCCAAACAACAAACGCTTTATGGTATAAATCCTCATCTAATAACTTTCTTAATACAGTTATGAATTGGTAAATACCACCAATGTGTTCTTTTTTTTGATTATAAACATCTTTGGCTCCGAGAAAGCTCCTTTTAAAAAGAGCATTCCCGTCTACCAATAATATGTTTAATTTTTTTTCGATTTTTTCACCATTTTTTGATGGTCTTCGATTCATCTTTTCCCATTTGAAGGGTTAATACTTTGAAGCCAACTTCTTAGGACTTCCAATCTTTTTTTTGAACTAGTTTTACTCATCTTTATTGTTTATAATTTAAATTACTCTCTAATATCATCACCTTCAAGTTTACCTTCTTCGGTAATATAATCAATAGTTGTGTTGTAATCAACGTTTAGTGCTTCATGTATGAATTTTCTATGTTTAGTTTTGTATTCATCCAACTCATCTGGGTTTACGTACCCATGAGGTGTTGATGCAATTGTTCCGTTTCTTTCAATACCTGTTACATGATTTTTTTCACATCTAATTTTTGCTTCAGTTCCGTATTGGAAATCTTGATTTAAAGCTTTCGCTGTTAGTTTTTTAGTTCCATGTGTTAATATACCACCTAAGTGTACAATAATTCTAGAGTTAAAGAACATAAATTCACCACCCTTGTGTTTAACAACTGTACCATTCATACTATCTAACCAAATCTTTTGAACACAAATCATTGTGTTAGTGTATTCACTATCAATAGCTCTAGTAGATGGTATTTTAAAATTAACAATTGCTTGGAAAGCACCCATAGCACCAGCATTCCACATGTTATTACTTGTGTTTGAGCAAGCCGACTTATAACAGTTAAGTGTTCCGATAGAGTCCCATAGGAAAACTAAGTTCATAGGGATAATACCATCTTCTTGTTTTTGAATCATCTCACTAATAAATAATGAAACATCTTCAATAACGGGTTCACCTCTTGTTGGTTTTGACATTGTTTTACTTTCTTGGTGGTTGTAATTTTTATACATAGCGTATAAATCTTTACTTCTAACTAACATGAAGTTATCTGGTTTTTCAGTAATCTCACCAGTTTCTTCGTTAACAACTTCTTTAAATTTGACACCAATCTTTTTAGCATGTTCAGAATTCCAGTTACCTTCAGTCTCAATTACAACTGCAAAATCACCAATTTTTTGAGCTCCAGCTATTGCTTCATAAAAAGCTGTGGACTTACCAGTGTTAGAATAACCCCTAACTAAACTTACAAAACCTCTAGGAAATCCAGGTAATTTTAAAGCATCGAACCAACCTTTAGATAATGGTATCCATGATAATTCTTTATCTTTCGGTTCTGTATTTAAATTTTCACTTTCTAAGAAAGCATCTAAATCAAATGTTTTTTTTTGAATTGACTTTTTTGGTAGTTTTTTATTTTCACTCATAATGTTTATTTTGATTTTAAAAAAAGGGTGGACGAATGCCCACCCATTTATAATTATTTATTGATTAATATTAAAACGGTAAATCATCATCATCTTCCTCATCAGACACTAATGCCGATACTGGTTCTGATACTTTCTTTGTTTCAACTTTAGCTGCGCCAACTTCTAATTCATCTTCTAAACCACTATCATCATTAGATGGTGAATTAGTTTTAGATTCTAGTTCTAGTTTTCCAACATAACATTTTTCATCTTTATCCCAAACTGGTGTATCACCTTTAACGATAATTTTCAAATAATCATAGTTTCTTAAACTATAAACATCTTCCCAAGTTCTAGTGTCTTCAGACCACTCTTTTACTTTATCAGCATTTGAGCTTAATTGTGATGTCTCTAAAGGGTATGATACACTTTGAACTACTGATGATTGACCATCTCTAACAATTACAATGTTTAAATCTCTACCACCTTCAATGTCCGTAACATCATGTTTAACTGTAGCAATTGCTGCCATGATTTTATCCATAACACCTTGTTTTTTGTAATTGTGTTTGAATCTCCAGAATTTAACTCCTTCGTTTTCTTTGTCTCGGTCAATTACCTTAACTACATAAAATTGTCTAGCTGAATATTGTTTTGCCAGTTCTTTGTCTTCTTCTTTACCAGTTGCAAGTAATGCTTCTCTGGCTTGGCAAAATGGGCAGTCTTCACCCTTTTCATGTTTTGGACATGGAAATGTTTTCCATTCTCCATTTACCTTTTTAACGTGACCCCACATTGTTGTGAATGGTGTCTTAACTCCTTCGCTAGGTGGTAAAATCCTAATTCTTTTTGTTTCACTATCAACACCCTTTGTTAGGATTGTGTTAAAATAGTTCTTTAAGTCATACGTTTTTTGAGACCCGCTATCTCTTTTCCCATTGTGTGATGACTCATACTGCTTCATCATTTCTTCAAAAATACTCATAATTTTTAATTTATATTTGTTTGATTGTTATACTACTTTAATTTACTTTTACTATTAATTTAACTATTACAATATACTAAAAATCCCATAAAAGTAAAGATGTATTTTATTTTTTTTTGAATTGACTTTTTTGGTAGTTTTTTATTTTCACT